ATACACTTAGGCATAAGGTAAAAAACATAGGCATAAGGCATAAGGAGAAAATACTATGGCATCTTTAGCAGATATTCGTGCTCGTCTAGCAGCACAAGAAAACAAGAGCACTGGCTCAACTTTCCAAGGCGATAACGCCATTTACCCACACTGGAACATTAACGAAGGGGATACTGCAACTGTCCGCTTCCTTCCAGATGGCGACACTTCAAACCCATTCTTTTGGATTGAACGCCAAATGATTCGACTGCCATTCAACGGCGTGGTAGGCGGAGATAACAAGCAGGTTGTTGTGACAGTACCCTGCGTTGAAATGTGGAATGATACGTGTCCAATTTTGACAGAAGTTCGTACTTGGTTTAAGGATCCGTCGCTGGAAGATATGGGACGCAAATACTGGAAGAAACGTAGTTATCTGTTCCAGGGTTTTGTACACACTAATCCACTTGAGGATGACAAGACCCCTGAGAATCCAATCCGTCGGTTCATTATTTCACCGCAAATCTTTACCACTATTAAGGCATCATTAATGGATCCTGATATGGAAGAATTGCCAACTGATTACAATAATGGACTTGACTTCCGCATTACCAAGACCCAAAAAGGTGGTTATGCTGATTATTCAACTTCAAGTTGGGCACGCAAGGAATCTGCACTAAACGCAGATGAACTAGAAGCGATTGAAAAGTATGGCTTGTTTGATCTCAAATCGTTCCTACCTAATCGTCCAGGAGATGTTGAAATGAAGGTCATGCAGGAGATGTTTGAAGCAAGTGTTGATGGCAAGGCATATGATCCAGACAAGTGGTCCTCTTACTTTAAACCAGCAGGCATGAACTTTGGTAATGACGATGCTTCACATACAGCAGCACCTGCTCCGGCAGCAGCGGCTCCGGCAGTACCTGTAGCAGAAGCAGCATCAGCACCAACAGCAGCACCTGTAGAGGAACCTAAGGTAGAAGCAGCGCCAGCAGCGAGCGCAGACAAGGCACAAGATATCCTTGCTATGATTCGCGCACGGCAGTCCTCTTAATCGTTAAGGACTAAAACTCGCGCCCGGGGTTTCTTGGGCGTTGAGTCCTTCGTATTTTGGAGACTAATATGCTAGAACTACTAACTATTATTGGCTTTGCAATCGCAGGCAATATAATTTATATGTTTAAAAAGGATAATCATGGCTAAACCATTTGACGTAAGCAAATTCCGCAAAGACATTACAAAATCTATTGACGGACTTAGCATTGGATTTAATGACCCAACTGATTGGATTTCAACAGGAAACTACGCACTTAACTACCTAATTTCGGGAGACTTTCACAAAGGTGTACCCATGGGTAAGGTTACGGTGTTTGCTGGCGAATCGGGTGCAGGTAAATCATATTTTGTATCTGGTAATATTGCTAAACACGCACAGCAACAAGGCATCTTTGTTGTAATGATTGATAGTGAAAATGCACTCGACGAAGCATGGTTGCATGCGCTAGGTGTGGATACAAGCGAAGATAAACTATTAAAACTTAGCATGAGCATGATTGATGATGTTGCTAAGACTATTTCAATGTTTATGAAAGATTATAAAGCAATGCCCGAAGAAGAACGTCCAAAGGTGTTGTTTATTATCGACTCGCTGGGTATGTTGTTAACGCCAACAGACGTCGACCAGTTTGAAAAGGGCGACATGAAAGGCGACATGGGACGTAAACCCAAGGCACTTACGGCACTTGTTCGCAACACTGTAAACATGATTGGTGCTTATAATGTAGGTCTTGTAGCAACAAATCATACCTACGCATCGCAAGATATGTTTGACCCAGATGATAAGATTTCAGGAGGTCAAGGCTTTATCTACGCAAGTTCTATTGTAGTAGCAATGCGTAAACTCAAGCTCAAAGAAGATGAAGACGGTAACAAGACATCTGAAGTACAAGGTATTCGTGCAGCATGTAAGGTGATGAAGACACGTTACGCCAAACCGTTTGAAGCAGTACAGGTTAAGATTCCGTATGAAACAGGCATGAATCCGTATTCGGGATTAGTTGATTTAGCAGAAAAGAAAGGATTGCTTACCAAGTCAGGCAATCGTTTACGTTTTGTAGAACGTACAACAGGTGAAGAAGTACTTGCTTTCCGCAAAGCATGGGAATCTAACGCCGACGGTATTCTTGACAGACTCATGCAAGATTTTGCTTTTGCTGAAGAACAGATAAGTAACGAAGAAGTAAACACAGTAGACGATGTCACCGATGACATTATCGAAGATGTTACCGATTCACTAGGAGCAGAAGAAAAATATGAGTCCTGATTTGGCTATTGAAATTTGGGAAGCATTACGTCCGCACATTAGTGGCGGCTTTCAACAAGCAGCAGATGATTTTGCAGCAGTATTAATTGAAAACGGAATGAATGCTAGCGAAATTGCAGAGGTTGCACAAGATAGTTATGTTATCAAAAGTCTGGCCGAATATGCTGATGAAGAATTAGTATACGAAGATGACGAGGATGACGACTATTTTGATGACATGTACGACGATGGTAATTATTAATGCCTTCTGATTTTCCAATACAAACTAAAACGTCATGCCAACTAAAATGGGTTTGGAGTACATTATATCTAAATGCAGGAAAAAGTTTATCCTGTCATCGCACCGGCGAAACTATCTTAACAGAAGAAAACTTTAATAATTTTCATAACACACCGGTTTTGTTAGAAGATAGAAAAAATATGTTAGTTGGTAAATGGCCAGAACAAAGTTGTTCATACTGTAGGCATATTGAAGAACAAGGCGGTACTAGCGACCGAATGCGGCAATGGTCAATTCCATATAAGATTCCTAAAGAGTTACAAGAAAATCCAACTGAAATCTCGGTAACTCCTACTTTATTAGAAGTATACTTTAGCAATGTTTGTAATATGGGATGTTTATACTGCACAGCAGATTCAAGTTCGGTAATTGAAGCAGAAAACAGAAAGTTTGGTGATTTTGTAAGTGGTAATATAAAGTTAATCAATAAAACAAATCAGTACAAAAATCTTGTTCCTTATTTTTGGAACTGGTTAGATAAAAATGGACAACATATATCTAGGTTGCATATTTTAGGAGGAGAACCTTTTTTTCAAAAGGATTTTGACGAGTTACTTGAGTATTTGCATCTAAACCCAATGCCAGACTGCGAACTTAATATTATAACTAATCTTAAGGTTTCTAAAAGTAAATTAACAAATATTATAGAATCTCTTAAATCACTATTGAAAAAAAGACATATAAAACGAATTGATATTACGTGTAGTATTGATTGCTGGGGTCCGCAACAAGAATATGTTAGATACGGTATGAATTTAATAGAATGGGAGAATAACTTTAATTACTTATTAGAACATAAATGGTTAACATTAAATATTAACCAAACAATATCCCCTTTAACAATTAAAACAATGCCGGCCCTCTTAAAGAAATTACAGGAATGGAGAAAGAAAAGAAAAATAGGACATTGGTTTTCGGGAGTTACACCACAACCAGAATATTTAAAATTACATGTTTTAGGTGGTGAGATATTTAAACAGGATTTTGAAGAAATCCTATCGTTAATGCCCAGCGACACCGATGAAGATAAATTAGCTAAAGAGTATATGGACGGAATCTATAAAGAAACATGTTCAACTGGTATAATTCCAGAGTTGGTTAATGATCTATTTGTTTTTTTAAATGAAAAAGATCGTCGAAGAAACACTAATTGGAGAGAAATTTTTCCTTGGTTACTTGACTTTGAAATAAATCAAAAGTAAAATATAGACATGTGGTATAACAAAGTAACACAAGATTTGTCTCAACTTCCTGCATTTATTGATTATTACAACGATGAATTGCAGGAAGCAAAACACGAAGTTCGTATTGGCGGTAATGTAGAACAAAATATTAAATTATTGCCTGGTGTTACTGAACATAGATTTAATCAACTTCAAGAAATTGAAGCTGTGTTGAATTTTTTAAACATTGAATTACGTAAGATTCGTCGCAAGCACTTTCAAAAATACCTTGAAGCATACAGTCGCGCATTAACAAGTCGAGATGCTGAAAAATACGTAGACGGAGAATCAGAAGTTGTTGACATGGAACTGATTATCAACGAAGTGGCGCTGTTGCGTAATCGATGGTTAGGTATTATGAAGGGTTTAGAAACCAAGCAGTGGCAAATGGGACACATTGTTAAATTACGCACAGCAGGAATGGAAGATGTCTCAGTTTAATCCTGGACAATCAACACTGGATCTATTGGGTTCTTACGACAGTTTCATGGAAAGTGTTGATTCTGTACTGGACATGGGATGCGGCACAGGCCAAGATCTAATCTGGTGGGCAACACGTGCGCTTGAAGATGATAATGGAGATTTTATACCATTAAATATTCGCTGTGTTGGAGTTGACTTAATAGATAATGTGCCAGATATTAAGCCTTACAAAAACATTACCTATCGTAAATCAGAATTTGAATCGTTTGAGTTATACAAAACCGACAAGGCGTTTGATGTTATTTGGGCAAATAACAGTTTTCAGTACGCCCTAGATCCACTGGGAACACTAAAAAGCTGGAGGAATTTGTTATCCAACGGCGGCATGCTGGCTATGGTAGTCCCGTCATATACTGAAGTAGAATATACTAGACTATCTATTACCCAACCAGATTATGCATATCACAATTACACCACAGTTAGTTTGTTGCATATGTTAGCAATTAACGGTTTTGATTGTGCATTTATGCAGAAACATCCAGGTGATCCATGGATTAAAGCAATTGCATATAAAACAGACACGGAACCATTTGACCCACGTACTACACGCTGGTATCATCTAGCAGAAACAGAATTATTGCCCCCAAGTGCTTGTGCAAGTATCAACCGTTTTGGATACTTGCGTCAGCAAGATCTTGAACTAGAATGGCTTGATCGCAGTCTACATTGGTTTGGCGAAGATTAATCATTAACTGTGTAGTTAATAAATACTACAATGAAAATTGTAGTAGCAACCGGGGGATTTGACCCCATTCACAGCGGACATATCCGCTATCTAGAAGCAGCAAAAGATTTAGGCGCTTATTTAATTGTAGGCGTAAATTCTGATGACTGGCTTGTTCGTAAAAAAGGACGTTCGTTCATGCCCTGGGAAGAGCGTGCTGCTATTGTTGAAGCACTTGGCTGCGTTGACGAAGTCGTTGCATTTGATGATTCGGACGGATCTGCTTGTAAAGCAATTGAATACGCTCTTAGCGTTAAAAATGATACACGTAACTGGATTCCGTTTGATAGTGTAATATTCGCTAACGGCGGAGATAGAACTC